CCTGAGAAGCTACCTTCTGAATCATATCTTTTACAAAGGTATATATCTCAGAACCGTGTATATCTGTTATAGCACCTTTAACATACCTGTTAGTAAAGAACTTATCCATATCCCTTATGGTTTCTCCATAAGCTGCGAAGTATTCCATATCATTGATGTATGTGTTTAATACATCCATCATATTCATAGCCTGAATAGGAAGATTACTATTTTGTCTAACCTTTGTAGCACCTGCACCTACTGCAGTCTTATACATATTACCCTGACCAAGTAAATTTATTACTTCAATCTCACTTTCAGGAACACCATCTCTATATATAGTTCCTGCATAATACTTGTTCCAAGGAAGGTCAGTTCTATATAATTTCTTATACGTTTTATTATACTCCTCATATAGAGCAGGATATAATACTTCAACTTGCCAATCAGCAACCTCTTTTACTTTAGGGTCTAGCTTTGCTTCAAGTTCTTTCATTACTCTTGCAGCATTAGCTTCATTAGCTTTTTGCTTACGTTTCTTTTCTGCAGCAGTATCATCTTTATTGATTACCTCAACACCCCACATTTCGGGATTAGCAAATGATGACCTGTTAGCAGGGTCCTTATACATATTATAGAGGTATGCAATTTGGTCTTGACTAATTGGTTCAAGCATAATACCATCGTGTAACTCAATACCTAAATCTTGTTGCATTCTATTATCTCTAGAAACTTTCTTCCATTTCTTTCCATATGTTTCATATAGATACCCTGCAATGATAGATTCAACCTCCATCATTCTCATCTTAAATCTTCTAGAGGATTCATCTACTCTTTCGGTAAACATTTCATTTAGTCTACCACCAAACATTTCACCCGGAAGTTTATCTAATCTATCCATTAGACCATCCATAGCTTCAGCACTACCAAAAGTATAATTACCAAGCTTAGTAAACATATTAGAGAAGAATCTTCTTACTACATTTTGTGTAGCCTTCTTTCTTTTTTCATCTGCCTTCCTTTGTTTCTTTCTATTGTTAAGATTTGTCTTAGCATCAGGGTCAGACATATCAACTCTATCTCCTGTGATAGCTTCATAACCTTTCTCAAACTGTTCGTTATAATATTGATGTTGTCTTAAAAGTTCTTCTTGAAGCAATGACCTACCAAATGTAATCATCTCTTCAAGTGTTGAATAGATACCATCTAACTCTGTAACCTTATTTGGATTAGAGTTCTCCATTAACATTGCATTGTTATACTGCATAGCTAATTGAAGGTCAACCATTTCTTCTCTTTGTTCTACAGTCTGCTGAGTTTCTTGAGCCAACTCATTAAACCTTTCTAGAAGTTTCATATTCACCTCACCTATTTGCTCGGCAGTAGCCTTTGGTCCAACAAGGTTTGACTTTATTTTATCTATTCTTTTTCTAACCTCATCAACAATCTTCTTTGGTTTTAATCTATTGTTTTCAACTGCTTGATACTTACCATTAAGAACACCATCAATTTTTTTCTGAAGTGATTTAATGTTTGTTTCAATAACGAAGTCTGTTACTTCCTGAAGAATGTTTTCAATATTCTTTTCAGTAGCTTTATTTACTTTATCAATTAACTTTATTACATCACCTTTACGATATAATTCTTTAGGTAAAGATTTACGAATGAAGTTTCTTACTTCAGTCTTTATCTTCTGTAAGTCTTTTGCACCCTTTCTTCTTTGACGTAAGAATAATCTAGCTTGAGCAATCTTTGTACCTAAATTTTGTGATGGTCTAATACCAATACTGCTTTGTAAATCACTAAGCATCTGTGCTTGTTGTGTAGATATACCTTTTGTTTTAGCATCAGCTTCAGCTATGTATTCTTTCTGCTGCTCTAAGAACTCAATAGTCTTATCAAGTATCTGTTGTTCAGATAGTTTATTTTTTCTTTTGTTGTTACTCTTCTGAAGTTTCTTTCTGTAAGCATCTACCTTTTGATACAATGCCAACCCTACTTGAGCACCACCCTTGACGTTACCAAAACTCTTTGGCATTTGGTCAAACAAGTCTACATCTAAAGCCATCAATTGGTTTACAAGTTTTGCAGGAAACTTCTTAACTCTAACTAAGAAGTCCTTAATCACATCATCTCTAAAGTTATTTCTTCTAGCCTCTAAGATGTATGACTCAATATCTTTTTGTTGTCTGCCTTTATTCTTGTAAGGATTAATTTTATAACCTCTTGAATTTGTCAAGTAGTATGAACCACCTCTACCGTATTGGTCAACTCTAGATTGCTTTACACCAATCCCCGGTGGTAAATCTTTTTTCAATCTATAGAGGTCAACTTGTTTTGGTAAGAAGCCATAGATATTCATACCATAGTATTGAGCAATTTGCTCAACCGACTTTTGTTGTCTACCCCTTGGTTTAGATTGTGTGTCATCTATTTTCTCAACGATAATACCTCTGTTACCAAAAGTATTTTTCTTGTATACATTTACTTTATCGCCAAGTAAATCTTGTACATACTCCACAAGTTCATTACCATCAAAACCTTTTTGGTACACATCCACTACCTCTCCACCTTTTTTTCTTTTGATGATATAGCTTTTATCTTCAGGACCCTTTTCAAAGTTCTTAGCATTTGCTATATCACCTTTGAATCCTCGTGAACTAATTACTGCAACACCACCCGGCTTTAGGTTTTCATATATATCTTCTACAATAAAATCTCGTACATCTTTTGGCACAACATTGAGTACATTTAATGATACAATAGCATCGTATTGTTTATTAATGTCACTAGCCTTTGTATAGGTAACAGGTGTTTTACCCTTCCATCTTTCAGGGTTTAGTTCATATGAATCAACCTCAGTTCCTAATACCTGTGACATTGCATCAGTACCAAGACCAAGACCTGCACCATAATCTAATACTTCACCTTCAATCTCAAGGTCATTAACTATGTTTGCAGCCTTAACATAACTACCTGTAGTTGTAGCTACCTGAGTAGTTCCTGAAGACTTAGATAATGCCTTGTCTATTTTTTGTTGTCTTTGTTTTCTTGATGTAACTTTTTTAACTCCTGAACCATAAGGTGCTACCTTTTGACTAGTAGTAGTTCTAGGTCTACCCTCCATTGAATCCCTCATTTCTTTAGGCATCAATTCAAATGCATCAATCTTAGTATCAGGGATACCAACTACATCACCTAAAATATTATTGCTATAGGTTGAATGGTTAGAACCTTCCTGTACTCCTGTTGGTTTTAAGACCAACATAATATCGTTCTGTTTAAAATCATTCTCTTTATAGAAACCATCTCTCATAGAGTTGGGGTCTATAAATCCATCTAAACTTTTAACTAGCTTATGATATTCTGTATTTGTAGTTTTTTCTTGAGCAATATGTGCAATCAAAAAGTTTTTTCTAACTGAACCATCAGCCTCTTTTATGGATTCCCAACTATCATATTCTGTAAGTACATCCTTAACTCCCTTTACAGGCTTAGTTTTTAATGCTTTCTTTTTAAAGGTGGCATAGTCCCCTAGTTTATTTGTATATGCATCATATACTTTTTTATTAAATAAGTGACTCTTTGTAGGTGAACCACTAATAATAAATATATAATCAGAGTTCTTTATATTCTTTTCTAGTTTAGCTACAGGAAAGCTACTTGCCCAAGCAACACCTTCTTGTTGTAAAGCATAACTTGGTCCTGCATCAATATCCATCTCGGCATCTAAACCTAGTTGGTCTGCCACCCAAAACCAAACCTTTTGGTCGTTCTCAGCTATCTCGTCTATCAATGCATCAATGTCAATTTTATTTGCAGAAGTGATTAATGATAGTGGATATGAATCTTTAAAGTTTAACTTCTGTTGTTTCCCTTTTGGTTTAACAATAGTAGTTGGGTTACCTACAGGGTTTGTTCCATTATCTAGTTCCTCTAATGTAGCAATGTCAGACTCTTCAATAACCTCACCCTTTCTAGTTTTTCTTGATATAACATTTAATAAGTCAATAACATCAGCATCTTTTGCACCAAAGTCATTCCCTATCTCAATACCAAATTTTCTTGCAATACTTTTTAAGAACTCTACAATTACATTCTTAGATGGTTTATCAAGTTGTCTGTATTCAGATGAAAGTATACCAACTAACTCAGCTAGTCTTTCTTCATTTTGGAACTCACCTTCATACCCTTGAGCAAATGCTTCAATTCTTTTTCCAAGTGCACTATCTTTTGGTACAACTTTTTGTACAGATAATACCATCTGTTCTGCTGCCCTTGCAATGGCAGGGTCAGTCTTAACCTTTTCCATTAAGACTGCGTGGAATATTTCGTGTGGTACTGTAGTTTTTGTAGCCTTGGATAGGTTGATATGAATAGTGGTATTATCAGGGTTATACTCTGCTCTACCATCACCAAGCTTTGCATATTTTAAATATTGCTCGTTAGTTTCGTGCATAACAATTCTAACATTAGGCAATACTTTTGATATAGCTTTTGCTCCAAGGTCAGCTATTTTAATTACACTACTTCTAAATGGATTAGTATTTTTAGAACCATCCTCACTTCTATTCAATGCAATGTTTTGTCCTTTAACCTCAGAACTATCTTCTGTTTCATTAAAGAATGAATCAATGTCGCTTTGCTCTTCCACAGTTACATTGCCCGGCTTGTTAACAGATTGATTGTCAACTACCTCACCATCTTGGAACTCATTAATTTTTTGTTCAGAAGTTTTATCTTGTTGTTGTTGCGTAGCAACTTCACCAACTAAAGATGATAACCTATCATTAACTTTGTTTAATAACTCTTGCTTTGGTTTAGACAGTACATTGTCTTGAGTTTTAATTTCTGATTCAAGAGATTCTTTTTGAAAGATTAGTTGTAAAGCTTCTTTTCTTTGGTTAGTATTATATTCACTAGGTATTCTTGGTAGTATACCTTGTAATCTTTTTACTAAAGCTAATTCTTCTTGTGCTTCCCTTTTTGTTTTAGGGTCATTTGAATCAGCTATTTTTTGTTTGAGTTTGGTAACATACATCTTAGTGTAGTTCTCGTCTTTTGACATAGACTCAAACATTTCATATATCCTGTTGTCAAGCTTTTGTGCTTGTAATCCTGATACTGCATTGGCAACTGCACCCGGTGTACCTAATATGAAACCACCTACTGCCTCTTGCATACCTGCTCTGTTTACTTGAGCAATCCAATCCTGCCAAGTTTCAGGAGTTTGGAACATCTCCTTACCTTTGACATCATTGTAAATATCTTTTATAGTTATCTCTGCTGCTTCTTGTAATGCACCTGTTTCATATTCTGCCAAACCACCTGCACCAACAGTAAGCAATCCTCTTGCCATCATTGATTCTACATCTTGTCTGATAAATTCACCAAATGATTTTGCAGTTGTATTTTTTGTAGACTTTCTTAATGCTCTACTAACTACGCTATTTAATAAACCCTTTTGACCAATTACGTTTCTAAAACCAATTGCTTCTAGAGTACCTACTGCTACACCAATAGGAACGGCAACCATAGACTTTTCACTTTCAGTTACGTTATCGAAAGCTGCATTCTCTTCCATCTCCTCATAAACGTGGTCTGTAACTTGTGCATACATCTGTGCAGTACGTTGTGCCCATCCTGCAGGACTAGAGCCACCTATCATAGCAGGTAGTGATTCTGTTAATCCAAGTAATGCACCACCCCAAAATGATTCTTTTGCAGTATCACTCCATTGCTTAGTGGTATTGTCGCTACCTAATACTTCTCTCATCCCTCTACGACCTGCATCTAACATTCCTAATGTTACATCAGTTCCTTGAGCAGTTGCAGAGAATGGGTTTCTATATCTACCTTCTACTGCTTGGTCATAAGATTCAAATTCTTTGATTCCCTTACGAGCCAAGTCCATAACCTTTGCGTTTGCTTTATCAAACTCAGTTTCTTCAACTATAGGTATATTAAAAGCACTCGAACCTATTCTAGTAGCCATTGCTCCTTGTAGAATTTTTTCTCCAAGAAACTTCATATCGTTAGAATCACCACCAAGTTCTTCTATCAATTGTTCTTTACTTAGGTCATACACACTTGGTAAAGTTTCTAGTGGTATCATTTTAGGTGTTCCTAACTCAGGGTCTAACACCTCTATCATACCATCTTTTACCCTACCTTCAGGATAAGTTTCTCTAAACTTACCCTCTTCAAATGAACCATTTTCTAATGCAACTCTAGCTATCTCTTCTTTATAATTCTTTTCACCCATACCTCTATTAGGTGTAAAGTAAGTAGCAGCATCAGTCATAGTATTCATTGCCGTAGTTCCAAATCTAGCAGCACCATCTAACAATGCATTAACAAATGCACCACCCGGTGCACCTTGTTCAGAAGCCATCTCATAATACTCACCTGCCATTTGGTCAAGCTTCTGTCCCTTTCTTTCAAAGTCTTTGTTTTGTTTTTTTAAATCTTCTAAAACTTTATTAGAAGCTTCTTTCGCTGAAACCCATTTGTCAAAGTTGGCTTTTAAAACAGGGTCAGCATTCAACTGTGCCTTAGTTACATTAGCAAAGTTTTTTTTGTATAGAAGGTCTAGTTTGTTTTTGTATAAAGCATACTGTTTTAAATTTGACTCAAACTCTTTTGATTCTTGATTAAAAGCTTTTACTGTATTAATAATCTGCTTTTCATTATCTATCTTCCTTTTGTTTTCAATGATAGCAGTAGATTCGTCTATGATGACTTGGTTCTCTGCTTTATTTTCTCTTAGGAATTTTTGCAAAGCTTCAGCCTCACCTTTCTCTCCCCAATAAGGGTCAAGGTTGGTATAGTGTTCGTTGCCATTTGCAGCCTTAACTTTCATACCATCACCTATCCCTGTTTCAGCAAAGGTGAATCCGTAATCATTAAATTGGTAGTTAAGTTTTGGAACTACATACTCTTCCTCATAATCTATAAGGTCTTTGTTAACACCTGCCATTGACTCTTCAAAAAAGTCAGCAGGTTGCTCGTCTAAAAGAGTACCATCATAAGGATTTTTTTCAACTATCGGAGTACCATCTTCCGATAAAGAGTCTGATTCGGGAGAAGGAGCAAAGGATTCCGGAGTATTCGGAAGTGCGAACTCTTCGGATACCAAACTTTCGGGTTCGTCTTTTTTTTTTACTTGCTCTACTGCTTCATCAACCAACGTATCTCCACCTACGGCTCCACCAAAACCAACGAGAGTTTTGAATTGTTCCACATCTTTTGAGTAGCCATCACTTTGAGCAAGACCATACATAGTAGTTAATGCCTTCTCATCTTCACTTAAAAGCTTTTTAAAATCATCAAATGTTTTACTATAGCCATCACCTTGTGCAAGTACATATAGTTGTTGTAATGCTTTTTCGTTCATCCTTAGTTCTAATTAATATTCTGACATTCCACCACCACCTGTATTAGCTTTCCCTGATGCTTCAAAATTCTTAGCTGCATCTTCAGTTCCGTTGGATATAATCCAATCTCTCAATACTTGTGCATCAGCGTAGTCACTATTTGCATCATAGTTAGTATAGAAATTTTGCGTTGCTCCATTAGGTGCAGTAATTGTTACTTTGTTATATCCACTATTTGGAATTGTAACAGTAAATCCAAGTGCACCAAAGTCTGCTGAGAAGTCTGCAGCAAATTGGTCATCAGTCTTATTTGTTATATAATTACCTACAACTTTTTTACCTACATAAGTATTGGCTTTTTCCTGAGGAGTAAGTTTCTTATCAAGTTGTACTCCTGTTCCTGTTGGGTCAGTATAATTCCAATCATCACCCATATTGCTATATCCACCTGCTGCATCCTCAATATCTCTAGGGTCAGTCACACCGTGAATTGCTACACCTGCTAATGCCCAATCTTCTTGAGTAGGTTCAGTCCCTTTCTTAGCTATGAATATACCATTGTCCCCTGTTTTGTTTTTTCTATCATCAAGATAAATAACTTCAAGCCTTGAGTCACCGTTACTATCAGTAATAAACTTCATATCCGTTATCCCCTTAGCCTCAGTTGCAGGGTCTTTAAGTATAGCATCTAGTATGTTTTCTCTTTGACCTGCATCAGTTTCTTTAAATACATTCATCCATTGAGTTACTGCTGATTTTTCATCTTTGTCTTTATCACCTCTGTTATAAACATATTCAGGTGCATACCCATCTCTTTTACCTTCTTTCTCTCTAAATACTGCTTCTTGTTTCTCAGTATAATTTAAACCTATATCTATCTGTGATTCAAATGCTCTTTCAGCAACTGCTAGTTGGTCATCTGTTAATTTAAACTTGGGATTACCATTTTCAGTTGTTACTAAAATAACTTTTGCTTTTTCTTCTTCAGACAAAGCATCATAGTCTGCTTGAGTCTTACCTTCAGCATCTCCAAGAATATAAGTACTATATCCACCAACGTGGTCAAACAACATTGAAGCTGCATTACTTCCACTTGCTTCAGGAGATAGTTGAGATTTTACATAGTTCATTTGTGCCTCTCTATATAGGCTAAGAGTTTTTAAATCATCAACCTCAACACCTGTTAAAGTTGACATTTGTGCTAGTTGGTCATCTGTTAGTTCTGACATAGAACCACCCGGTCTTAATTTTTGTGTTACATCACTAATAGTAATTAATACATCAGCAGTTAATTTATTTCCTACATCTTCAAATGCTGCTCTCTCATCTTTACCTAATGACTTTAACCACTTGTCAGATGCACCCATCATATCAAATTCCCTAGTGTCTGACTTTAATCTTTTTTGTAATGCAAATGCAGTAGTTGAACTTTTTAATTTACCGTCTGCATCCATAACTCCAATACCCATCATCCCTGTATCAGGATTTATAGTTACTTCGTGGTTTGCTAAGTTACCTAATCCCTCAATAGAAGCCATAAGTTCTGCTTCTAGTCCTGACAATCTTTCACCCGGAGGTGTGCCGTCTGCCATAAGTTCCATTTTTCTTTGGTACTCATCTTGATAACCTTGTGCTAAACCATATAGTTGGTCTGTTCCGTCAACAAGATTTTGTTGCATTATGGTATATCTTTTAGGGTCAAGCTGACCTGACTTCAATAAAGTCAATTGCATTAATGCTTGTTTCTGTAGTTTATCTGCACCATCTAACGCAAATGTATTAGCTAAACCAAAGTCACCTTGAGGTGTATTATTTAATACTTCTTGGTATGCTCTAGATGCTTCATCTATTGCCTTCTTTTTTTCACCTCTTACTCGTACCTCTTCCTGCAAAACATTAGAAAAATTCTTTCCAACTTCTGCCCAATTTATTTGGTCTTCTACTTTTCTTTCAACGTATTTATATGCAGTCATCTATTATTGATTTAAGATATTAAAGGGGTCGTTATATTGGTTTACATAACTATCACTTTGAAACAACATTGATTCCTGTCCCGGAGTCATTCCTCTTTTAAACTGCCTGAACTGCTTATTGGTTAAATTATTTAGGTCGCTAAAATTTGTTAGGTTACCTAAAGAACCATCACCTTTTTGGTTAAATGTAGCTATGTCTAAACCTGTAACTCCACCTGCTGCAGATTTTTGAGCAGCAGTTCTTTGTGGAAATAATGGAGCCAATTGAATTGCTGATTGTGCTGCAGCTACTGTAGATTGAATACCTTGTTGTTTTGCTGCCTCTGCTCTAGCTTGTGCATCTGCTGCTTTTTGCTGATTACCTGCAACCTCTTCTAGGTCTAAAGCCACATCTAAATCTCTTAGTCTTCCTTCTTCTTCTAATACTGCATTTTCAATATTAGTTAATTCATCAGCCATAGCAGTTCTTACTCCTGCTTGTCCTTGTTGTTGTGCAGCATATACTCTACCTGCAGTTGCTGCAGAACCTCTTTCGCTTTCAATACCTGCCTCTGTTGCTTGTGCACCTGCACTAAGTAATGCTTCTCTTTCTAAATCGTAAGCTTCTTTTTTTACAGACATTTGTTCTGCAAAGTTTACGTCTAATTTTTTTCTAGCCTGAGCCATTGCCTTGGCTGCATCTTGTTCAGCTTGTGCTTGAAGTTTTCTTTGTTTTGAGGCTTGAGAAAAAGATGCACCTGCACTAACTCCTGCGATAACTAAACCCCCTATTGCTGCCGTTGCTACTGCCATATTATAATATTTTTATCATTTCTTGTGTATATGAATCTGCCTTTTGATAGCCTAATGTTTCATATGTATCTTGTAGTGCTTTATGTTTAATCAAAGCATAACAATATTTAGCATCTAAATTCTTACACAAATTAGTTAATGTTTCAATTAACAACCCTATAGCATTAGTTCTGTGAGGTTTTTTTCTGTATTCTTTATTAGATACAATCCAATCTACCCAAGCCACCTTAGAGTTAGTCATATAAACAAATCCTGCACATATTGGTGTGCCGTCTTCATCTAGTACCATCATACCACCTTTGCCATTGTCAGGAAGGAAATCTCTTGTTGGTGCTTTCCACCCCCAATCTTTCCACCATTTTACAAGGTAGGTATTATAATCGTCTAATTCAAGTGGTCTAACGTCAAAAGTCATTATACTTCACAAAGATACTAAAATTAAGGGAATGATTTCATTACTTCACTTTCAACTGCAAACAGTTCTACTTTACTAGTATTGTTATTGATTAAGCTAAATACTGCATAATGTCCCAATATTCCGTGAGATTCTGCAACCGAACTTTTTATGTATAAAATATATTCTGTTTGTGTTGGTGGAACTTGAGCACCACCTATAAGAGTATTTACTATAATTTCATTAACACCATTAGGCAAATCAATATTTACAGATACAATTTGACCCATTAATTGTGGTGTAGTTCCAAAGTAAAGCATATCACCTATACTTATAATACTACCAATAGATACACTAGTAGAAAATCTAACTAAATTTTGTCCTGCTTGTGGTGTATCAATAAGAATGTTTGAACTTGTAGCAATGCCATTTAATGAACGTAATGCATATTGATTTGCATTTGCAGGACTAGCAAGTGTTTGACCGGAGTTTCTTATAAAAGCAAAATAAGCTTGTTCTTTTTTCTCATAATAATCTGCATCTATAAACCCTGTGTCTTGTAAATCACTTTTAACTGTAGTTGTCCAAGAATCATCTCCTTCAAGATTCATAGTTTTAAATAATTTATTTTCTAAAGGTTGCTCATTAAAAACAGACTCAACCTTAGAAGGATAATTAACACCATAGTATTGGTTTCTAGTTTCGTTAGTATTGTGACGAAAAACATTACCCCCTTTGAACGTATAAAAATAATTGTTCATACCTATCATCCAATCAGGATTATAGGAATAAAAAGATGGAAATCCTTTTACACCACTATCATAACTTAGTGTATAATTTACATTTTTATCTACTTGATTACTCATATATTATTTTTTTTATGGACAATGAACTGTATCAGCACAATCATAATCTATAAATCCTTCTTGTACTGCATTTGTATATGTTCCTGAACCCATATTAGTTATAGTTCCACAATAAACTTGTGCTTCTATTTGGAATGTAGTTTGGTTAATTCTTTTGTATTGAATTACTTCTCCTACACTATTTGTACCAAATCTATCATTAAATGTATATAGATTTTGATTAGTACAGTCTTGTACCGTAATATGATTACAACTATTTTGTTTGTTTATTACTACACCTCTAGGACCTACCTCGTATGTGTATCCAAAAGGAGAACCATACCATCCTGCAGTAGCAGGTGTTGCACCATCGTGGTCTACAAATATATAGTCATTGATTCTAATATCATTCTGTGCAGTTCCTGCAACAGGAACGTGATGAATAGCAGAGTTTAATTGTGCCGTACAAGCAGCCGAACTACTACTTTGAGGTGAAGTAGAAATTATTTGGTTTAAAGCAGTAGGGCATTGAACATTAAAGTTCCAAGCCGTACTATTACAAGGTCCAATAAAAGTAAAGTTTACTATGGCAGGACTTGCATTTGGTTTAGGAATAACCATAACACAATCACCCGGCTGACCGGCAGTCAACTGAGATTGACCTGATTGTATTTGAATAGTAGTAGGCTGATTAGTATTTACAAATTGATTACCTATATATTGAAATACAGGTAAGTTAGGATATGTACCACCACCTGCAGTTCCACAATCTGAACCTGTAGAACCTATATAAGTAGGAACTCCCGGAATTGTACTTTCAAGTAAACCAAACTGAGGAGAACTAACTGTGTTATAAACCACTCCATCATAAATTGCCATTATACCATCAGGTACACCTATAGGGTCAAACTCAATAATTATAGCACCTGTATCGGCTGCAGTACCACCTACATCCATATCTAATTGATAAACACCCTGTGCTCCGTTCCCATTAATCTGTGTTCCACAAGGTGTTGCACAACTAGGACACGGTTGAGGAGGGAGTAGGTAACAATTAGAACCATTAAAAACTTGCTCTCTTGAGGTTATTCCATCGGAATAAAACCCTGCAGTTGCACAAATAGTTAAAGCAGCATCATCATATACTGCAGTTGCATTATTTAAAGTTGTTCCGTCTATATAAAAATTACTCATAATATTTAATTTTAAGTTGGTGTTTCATCACAGTTACAACAAGAATCAGCTAGTGTACCTCTTCTACACAAATCAATTAACGTAGGAGTTCTATAGTCATATATAATATATAAATATTGTTCACTACCACTAGGTACTGTAAAGTCTGCTTTATAGTAATCAGGAGCCAATGAAGAATCTATAGGAGATGCAACACTAGAAGCTGCAATAGCTTGAGCAACTGCTTGAGGTGTATTAGCATATAATGTATTACTTCTTAGGTATCTAAACTTATTAGTATTAATATCAAAAGTTGCATCATCCTGACTGTACTTATTGAATGCCATTGTTACAGTAGAACCATCAGGAGGTATACTTCCAACACCCTGAACACCTGCAGTTATTTGGTAATAACTAACAACAGGATTACCTGCTCCTGATAAGAATGTTACTGCTTGAGAATTAACAGGTGATATATACCCATTTTGTTCCCAATTAAAATCGTTATGAATGGTATCGTCTGAATCCAAATCACTAGTAGCACATATATAAACTACACTCATTTGTTTTTCTTCAGGACAGTTAACTGTAAATTCAATCTCTACACTTCCTGAACTTACAACCTGCAAATCAAATGTTGTTGTATTTGCTAAACTTTTATTAAAGGTTAAAGTACCTGATGTTGAAACAGGACCTGTTGTAAATGCCACACCATTGTAAGTTGCAGTTAAAACCACATTCCCTGTAATGTTTATAATACTGTAGTCTATGTTTACATCACCTACAGTAGTTCCCAACTCATAACATTTTTCTAATTCATTATTTAGTTGAACTAAATACTGACCTGTTATACCACATTCTATACAAACTTCTTCTATAGGTAGTGATATATTATTAGCAGCTAAAACAAACTCATTCATATACGGGTCATAACCTCCTAGTTTTTGAGTATCAACCTGAGTATTAAATAAATCTCTAAACCAACTACGCATACCAAAAGAAGATATTACCATCAAAGAATCATTGGTATAACTTGTACCACTAAGCATTAGCACTACTCCTCTTTTAGCATCAGTAAAATATTTTTCAGGACCCCATTGAACAAAGCTTTCAGGGTTGTTACTTATACCAAATTCTTCAATCCTAGCTATCTGCGTTCCCAAAACTTCAGGAACAGACTGCAATAAATTTCCTGTACCTGCATCCGATAATAAATTTTTACCTGACAATACATAAGATATTTTATCTTCTTGTAATGTTAATACATCTGTTTCTCTAGCAAACATCTTTTCAATAGGACCAAAAGATTCTTCTAAAGCTTTAAAGTTTAGGAGTCCTCCGTTAAACTCGTTTAGTCTATTAATATTAGACTCATCATTAAATACCCCACTATATGTTATGTCTGCAAATCTTCTTATTTCTTGATAATCTAAAGCTTGGGTAGATGTTACCCTATTCCCAAATATTAATTGTTTACCAAGTAGACTATCTCTTATTTTGTAACTTTCTACACCATTACCAAAAGAATAACAGTTGAATAAACCTGTATTAACTATCCCTGCTTGTGTTGCAGTTTGAGGTTGAATGTCTGTAACGTGACTTCCTTGTGGCACAGGCTGAGAATCAATAGTAATATTTGCAGGGTCAACAGGTGGTGTTGTAGCACTTGTTGTCATAGTACCACAACTTCCAAAAATTTCAGTAATTGTTTGAGCAGGGTTACATACTATTTGTTGCCCTATACCATTAAGGTCTACATAGTTAAAAGCAATTGGACTTGGTTCATCTGTGTCTACACTTATATCAAAAGAACAAGTGGTTGAATTTGTTACAATTGGAAAAGAATCAGCACCTTCATACCAAATATCCGGTGAAGAATCAATTGGTTCTGACTCAAATACAATAGTATCTTCTGCTCTAAATACTGTAATTTTTATTCTAGCAAGTGACCTTTGTTTTTTTGTTCTACTACAGGCTCTTGTTCCTCTTACGAGAAACAGTAATTGATTGGTTGTATTGTTTCTGTAAAACTGATAATAGTTTGTACATAAGTCTTGTGGTATATCACTTGTACTATCACCTAAATCACTTTCAAGTAATGTAGATAAATAAGTGTTTGCCGGTGGACAAGAATTATCTCCTGCAAAACCAACTCCATTATCTAAAGTATCTCCAATGTTATCACCATTAAACCAATCTGCAAAATTATCATAATCACTACTTGCAGCATATGTTTCTTCTAACTCGTATGTTCTTCTTTCACAAGCATTATTACCATCCCCTCTACCAATTCTTCTAAAATAAAAATCAAATACAATTCTAGAACCTGCAGGTATATCGTAGTCTGTAAAAGATGAACCCGGTATGTTAGGGTCTGCTCCACTTAGGTTTACAGGATATTTAACTAATGGATAGTGGTCTTTTCTGTCTGCCGTTGTTTGTCTTTTTCCAAAGTCTACAACTGCACCTTCATCTACTTCAGCATTAAACTGAGTAGTGTTAATTTTCATATACGTTCCTGATGGTTGAGGAACATACTCATCAGCACCACCACCCTCTACAGGAATCTCTAAAAAGTCTGCAGTCTTTGATTCTTTTTCTAATACTGTAGCAGTTACACATCGAGTTAATGGACCATCTGTATCTGTCTTAACTATTAATCTTTGACCCTCAGTAATTTTAGAAGAGTTTTCACCTTCTAACAAAAAGTAAGCTGCAGAAGAGTTTGGGTCTTCAAAAAATATATTAGTATAAACTGTTTCGTATTTTTCTTTATCAGGCTTTACAACAAACTTATATCTTTTTGCCCAAGCCGGAGCAATTTGCGAAGTTGGTAAAGTTACTTGAATACTATTTTTAAAGTAAGACATTCCACAGGGAAAGTGCTCAGTATTGTTAAGGCTAACTAAAGTAGGTGTTGCTCTATTAAACTCATCCATATACACCATACCAACTTCATAACCTCTATTACTATGAAGACTTTCGCCAACTCCAATTTTAGCATACACAACTTCTCCAAATGTAATTTCATAATATTCATATACATTCTGAGTAGGTGTAGCTACATCATCTACAAATTGTACTGCAGGTAACTTTAGTCCAATGGTATTAGAACCCGGACTAGTTACAATTTCGATTGGTTGAGGTCCACCTGAACTTATACCACCATCATACTTGTTTAGTAAATCTAAATCAGAAGGTATACTACAGTAGAACACATCAGTAAATGAAGTTCCATTACAAGAATTATTTTCAGGGTCTGCTGCATCTTGTAAAGGTTTAATGTTACTAAGAGTACCAACTTGGTCTTGAAAACTCTGACTTGTTGCATATTCGTAAACACTACTAAAATTTTGATTTACATTAAATATATATCCTATTTCTAATTCAGGACTTGTTTCAGTAGGAAACGGTGCAGTACCATTAAACGATTCGTGCTTATATTTTAAAGTAACCTGAATTGCTGCACCTGAAATTAATTCAATGTCACTTGGAAAGTCTATATCAAATTGTCCAACTGAAGTATTACTAGGTCCTATGGTGTAGTTTACTGAAGATGTACTATCATCTACATCTTTTAAACCAATGTCATCATTAGTTTGAGTAGTAAAGAATGTCAGTCTTGTTGGATTTCCTTGATAGTCAATCAAATCATAACCTTCAACATAATTACCATACATTAATCTATTACCCATTAATGTTTGTGCCTTAGCTAATCTAGGAACATTATCAAATAATCTTAATATTTCAGCTTCAGGAAGAATTGTAAATATCTTACTGTTAGTAAAAGTATATGTATAATCTTGATTGTTGTTGTATGCGTTTTCTGTTTTGTCTAGTTTCTCTATAATTTTTACAACATTACTATCGTTATCTTTAAACAATAGGTCTATACCTTTTACTAATGGACCACCTGAATTAAAAGTAATCTCAGCAGTATTAGTAAAGTTTATCATACCCTCATTCAAATAACTATCAGGAGAGAAAGTAAAACCACCGGGAGTAAATGCTGCAGTTGAAAACTGAGATGTAGCAGAATACTCATCATCGTTATATTTATATCTATAGCCAAAGCAAAGAAACCTATCTTCCATATATGTAGACTCTCCTGCCGTAGCAAGTAATCTGACATTAGGAGAAGTAGTAGGTGGTTTTTTAATAACCATAATTTCATCATATGTGAAACCATCTAAACCATTTGCAGGGTCACCATAATTAAATGTTACATTAATTTTTCTTGGAGGATTTATATTGTCTGTAAAAAATAAAAGTCTATTATCTACAAAGTCAACACCTGTTATAAGATAATCAGGGTCAAAGTTTAATGTTGTTTTAGTTCCTGAACCATCATCAACACTTATAACGTGATATGTAACTGCTTGTGAAATTGTATTATAAGAACAAATCATATCAACAATACCTACAGGAGCACCTGCACCCTCAAAGGTTGGGTCGTGTACAAACCAATAAATAGTTTCATTAGCACTATCATCATAGGCTCCAATACAACGAGCAGCAGTACTTAGTGGTGTACCATTATATCTTAACGTAGTAAGTTTGTCATTACCCTTAGAGTTTTCAATAACTCCAATCTCTGCTCCTTCAGTAGAACCCATACGAACATTTAATGCATCAACGTACTCCCCGTTTGGAACGAGTCGTTCATCAACCATTTTATTCATTTTGCCCTGCGTAAAGTTTCTTGTCGTGTTCGCCATATTACTTAATCCACTTATCTCTACCCCTCATATTCATTAATAATCTTCCGGGGTGTATGTTACTTATTCTAATTTTTGCATTTCTTAATAGTGCTGCACTTTTCTTTCTAAGTCTTGCTACTATATATTCCTGAACTCCTACTTTAGAGCCAAGAATTGCGTATTCAATAGATGCATAAATGTAATCTTCAAATAGTTTGTTTACTTGTACCAAACCATCATTACCATTTTCCATACCATCAGAAACATATTCAAGTATTATCAATTCATTTTGCACACCTGAACTAAAATTAATTACACCACCTTTAGGGTTTATCTTAAAAGTAGGATTTGCATTAGCAGTTTCTGTATTTAATCCATAACGTGCACCAATGCCATATTCAAAATACCAATTACCATCACAACAATATCCGGACTTGCCATACATTTTTGAGTTTTGGTTTAGATATATTGATTGTTTACCACCTCTAATTCTTTCGTAGTCAATAGTAGAATTTTGTGGAGATAAAGCATTACCATCAATGTCAAATAATATTCTACAATCATTATCTTGCAGGTAAGCACTTGACCAATTAGTTTGTATATTTTCTGTCAAAGGTTTTAGTAAACCATTTTGATATAAAGAAACTCTTACCCAATTAACGTAGTCAGATGGTAAAACATATCTTAGTGTATCACATACATTTAATTCTAAGATTTTAATTTCTTTAAAGGCATCATAGTTTAATTCTTGTATTGCACGTTTTGCGTGAAATAGAACCTTGTATCTTTCTTCATTATTAACAAGACTGTGGTTTCCTGAATACATTAACATAAAGTTGTTAACTATATCTTCTAAAGAAACATATTGATAAGAACCCCAATTTGCATTCTCAGGTTGTTGTCCACCATTCTCGTAATATTGATATTGAGTTATATAAGCCATAATTATCTTTCTGTTGTTGTGTTAGCAGTTTCTTGTGCCTGTCCAAATTGTACTGAACTCACCTCTCTAATTGACATACCTGCATACTGTAATATTTTATTTACTAAATTAACCTCATCATCCAAAGGCAGTTCAAAGTCTTGATAGTCTGCAGCACTTTGGTCAAACGAAGGTTCACCACCCGGTAAATCAACATATGTCCATTTAGGTGGTCTAGGAAATCTAATGTATTGACATTGTACTGAACCGTACTTATCTATAGTATC